CACTTCAAGATACTTTAACAAAATTAGAATATAGTGAAGTAAAAAATCCCGAGGGTCAACTGTATGGAATGCGACACACTTTTGACACAGGTATTTATAGCGATCCTTTATTAAAATTAATTAAACAATATTTTTTTCCTCATAGAAATCTTAAACCAATATCTGTAAGTGCACATTTACGAGAAAATAAAAAAGAACCTTTGTTTCACACTGATGATGATAAAGGTAATGTTGCTAACTTTCTTTTATTTGTAAAAGGAGAACCTTTACTCAACAATGGTACGGGTTTTTTACATAATAAAAAGTTATCCTCACATATAGGTTTTGTAGAAAATAGAGGATTGTTTTTTAATGGCTTAAAAATACCACATTCAGATTTACAATCTTTTGGGGATAGCTCAAAAAGATATACACTTAATATATTTTACAAAGAAAATGTTTAATATAAACAAAACTCCTATGGTTCGCGTGACGTGGTTAGATGCTCGTGATACAGAAACAGGTTGGCTAGATATAAAAGAAATTCTTAATGCGCCGTTGGCCGTGTGCCAAGAAGTAGGATGGATGATTACAAATAATAATCAAAGAATAGTTATTATGAGATCTTACAGTAAAGATAAAGATGATATTACAGGTGGCGGTGCTATCGCTATACCTAAAGATTGGGTAAAAAAAATAGAATATTTAACAGTAAGTTATAGTGAATCCTAAAATATTTATTGGAACTCCTTGTTATGGCAACATGCTGACAGCAGATTACTTTAAAAGCTGTTTACAACTTACAGCTTTAGCTGCACAGAAAAAAATAGAACTACAATTTGGAACTATTGGAAACGAGTCTTTGGTAACAAGGGCTCGTAATACATTAGTGCAGTTATTTATGGATAACAAAGATTATACTCATCTTTTATTTATTGATGCTGATTTAGCTTTTAATCCTGAGTCTGTGTTTCGTATGTTAGATTTAGATGAAGATGTGGTAACGGGAGTGTATCCACGAAAGGTAATTGATTGGACAAAAGCAATTAGAAGAGTAAAGGAAAAACCAAACATTAAAGAAGATGAGTTACATGCAGCATCTTTACAATATAATTTAAATGTTAAAAATCCAAAAAAAGTATTGGTAAAAAAAGGTTTTATAGAAGTATTAGATGGTGCCACAGGTTTTATGTTAATTAAAAAAAATGTTTTTAAAAAAATGGCATTAGCATATCCTCATCTTAGATTTAAATCTGATCAACACTTAGGAGATCCTCACGACAAAACATTTGGATATCACGACACATCTGATTGGAATTATGCTTTTTTTGACACAATGATAGAGCCTGATACTAAAAGATATTTGTCAGAAGACTACGCCTTTTGTCGTTTATGGCAAAAAATAGGTGGTAAAATATACGCTGATATTATAAGTGGCATGACACATATGGGTAATTACTCATTTAAAGGAAACGTAGCCACTCAATTTGAAAAAAAATGAGTATTAAAATAATTGATGATGTTGTTCCAAAAGAAATGTTTGAATTAATTGCAGAACATTTTAGCAAAGGTATTTGGGACTTTACTAATCGATCTGAAGATAATGATTTAAATACAAGTTTTTCTGCAAATGATTATTGTAATCAAATTAACGCTTATATAAAAAATAACGAATTAAATAAATCTAACATTGTTTTTAATTTGTGGGTTAATATAAACGAAAAATTACAAATAGAAAAAAATTATAAAAATAAATTAAAAAGAGTGTGGCTGAATGGAGGACCTCCTTTGTATGATCAAAAAATTCATTGTGATAGTCATGACACTTTTTCAAAAGATCTTACAATAGTATGTTTTATACATCCCTACTGGAATACAACATGGGGCGGTGAGCTTTTAATTTATGATGTTAATCAAACAAGGGTAATTAATGGTGTTTTTCCCTTACCTAACAGAGTTATTATGTTTCCTTCTTACCTACCTCACAGAGCAGTTTCTGTATCTAGAATAAGTTCAAGAATGAGAGTTTCAATAGCATTTCAATGTAAATATGATTATAATCTTTAATTTTAAGTAAAAAAGGGTTAAAATATTTTGTTATGAAATTAGTAGATTTAAAGTTTCAACCAGGCATTGATAAACAAGATACCGCTTACTCAGCAGGAGATCAGCGTAAGTATGTTGACTCAAATCTTGTGCGTTTTCACTATGGAAAGCCTGAAAGATGGAAAGGTTGGACATATCTACCAGATCCCAACAAAACTGTCGTGGGCGTGGTTCGTGATACGCATAGCTGGATTGGTCTAGATGGAACCAGATATCTTGCTTTAGGAACTGATAGAAAATTATATTTATTCTCGGGTAGTGCTCTCTATGACATTACACCTATTAGAGAAACAGCAGCTTTAACAAATCCTTTTACAACAAATGGTACAACAACAGTTACAGTAACTGATGCAGACCATGGTGCTATTGAAGGAGACTTTGTAACCTTTGATTCTTTCTCTGCAATAGATGGTTTAGACATGAACAACGAGTTTGAAGTTACAACATTTGTTGATGCTGACACGTACAAAGTCACACATACTAGCGCAGCTTCTGGATCTACATCTGGTGGAGGTGGCTCAGGCAATGCTAATTATCAAATTAATATTGGTCAAACTTCATCAACTTTAGGATATGGATGGGGCACTGATACTTGGAACACTAGCACTTGGAACACTCCACGTGCTTCTTCAAGTGTTACTATTTCTGCACGTACTTGGTCACTGGATAATTTTGGTGAAGATTTAATTGCTACAGTATTAAATGCTAGCACATATATAAAAGATATTTCTGGTGCAATAGACGCAAGAGCAACGGCTTTATCAAATGCTCCTACTGCTTCTAGATTTAGTTTAGTATCCACTGACACAAGACATTTATTAATTTTTGGAACAGAAACTACTATTGGTACACCAGCATCTCAAGATGATTTACTATTTAGATTTTCTGATCGAGAAGATGCTACAGATTATACACCAGTAGCAACAAATGAAGCTGGTTCACTACGTATATCCGATGGTTCTAGAATAGTAGGCGCTGTTAAATCATCAGGGCAAATATTAGTTTGGACAGACACCTCACTTCATGGTGTTCAATTTGTTGGTACACCTTTTACTTTTGGTCTTAGGCAGTTAGGTGCTAACTGTGGATTAATAGCACAACACGCTGCTATTGAAGTAAATGGTAGAGCATATTGGATGTCTGATAATTCTTTTTACATGTATGATGGTGTTGTCAAAAAAATGCCATGTTCTGTGCAAGACTACGTATTTGATGATCTTAGTTACACAAATAGAAATGATATAACATGTGGTATCAATACAGCTTTTAATGAAATTATTTGGTATTATCCTTCGGCAGACGCTACAGCAATAGACAGAGGGGTTGCTTACAATTATTTAGAAAATACTTGGTATACTGTTAATCTTGGTAGAACAACTTGGCTTGGTGCTTATGTATATGAAAATCCTATAGCAACAGAATATGATGCTTCTATAACAGCAAATGTATCAACTATACTAGGTTTAACTGCGGGTGCTTCTTATCTTTATGAACATGAATCTGGTAATAACCAAGCAGATGGCACAGCTTTATCTGCTTTTTTAACAACTGGATCTGTTGAAATTGCTGATGGAGATCAACTTATGTCTGTCAGCAGATTAGTACCTGATTTTGATAACCTTACAAATACATTAACAGCTACTTTAACCTTAGAACAGTTTCCACAATCTGCGGCTAACGTAACTACAACAGGCAGTATTACTAGCACTACAGAAAAAATTGATGTAAGAGGTAGAGGTAGAGCGGTTAAAATTAAATATGAAACCAACACTGTTAATGACACAGCTTGGAGACTTGGATCTACCAAGTTACAACTTAGACCAGATGGTAGACGATGATTGACACACCTTTATATGACAATCCTTTAGCTGGTGGTGCATTGTTGGGACCTCAAGAAAATCAATTACAGGGCGATGCTTTAGTAGAACAAATGCAGATGCGAATGCAACAAAGAGATCAAAAAACGCCTTCTTTTCTAGCTTATTTTAAAGATGTCATGAACACTAAAGGGTACCCAAATAAAACAATGCAAGACTATGAAAGTCAATTTCCAAACCCTCTTACAGAAAGAATTGTTACTCAAGAAGATGGCATGAATTTATCTGGTTCTAACGTGCCTTT